CCAGCGCAGAGCCGGCCTTGTCAGCGGCCGCCGCGTTGGTCACCAGCAGGAAGCTGAAGCTGTCGGTGATGTCGAGCGTTTGCTGGGTATTGAAGCCCAGGCTGCGCATGACATCGGCAGTGCGAATATACAGCTCTTGGGCCTCGGCCATGGGCCGATAGGTTTCCTGGGCCGTGCGAAGCAGGTGCTCCTGCACCATCTGGTACTCGCCAGCACTGCCCGCGGCAGCCTTCATGCGGTCCGACATCTGCCCGTAGGCGTCGACCTGCTTGATGATGCCGCCAATCAGCCCCGCGCCAGCAACAGCAGCGAAGGCGCCACGCATCAGTGCACCAGCGCTCTCAGCCGCTGCACCCGCCCTGTCAAAAGCCGAATCGACGGTGGCCAGGTTGCGGTCGATCGCCTGCGTGCTGCGCGCCACCACCTGGTCAGCGCTGGCCAACTCGCGGCGTAGCTGAGCCGTTGTCGCCTCGATCTGGACCAGCATGCCCTGGACTTGTTGATCGGCCATGCAATTCTCCAAGCATAAAAAAACCGCCCGGAGGCGGCAAACTACTCTGGCTGACGGCCTCGGAAGAAGGCCTTCAGCTTGTCGGCCACGCTGCCGGGGCTACGCGGCGCCGCGGGCTGGCCAGATGGCTGAACCTGACCGCGACCTGCCCAGTCAAGACGGGCGTCAAGCGCCAGCATGATTTGGGGGATGGGAGTACGCCAGGCGGTTTCAGGCGGCCAGCCAAGCCAGCCGGTGGCTACGCCGAACAGGTAGTCAACGTAGCTGCCATTTTTCACTGCGCTGTGCTGGCCGCCTCGTCCTTTCCCTTGGCAACCACACTCGGCGGTACAGGGTTGAGCAGAACGGTGATGAACTCGGTCAACTGACCAGATACCTTGGCCACACCGGTGTGGAACACCTCACTGGCGATAACCGGATGCTGGTCGGGTTTCAGGTCGGCGCCAGCAATCACGATGTCAGCACAGGCGGCGATGCTCATCAGTCGCATCGATTCCAGCGCTCCGCGCAGACCACCGAACCGGTGTTCAATACGCAAAGCCGCATCCAGCGTCGGCTTCAGGGTGTAACTACGGGCACCAATTACCAGCGTGACGGTGCCGTGCATGGCTTCGCTCATTGGATTTCTCGCAGGGGTGGGACGGGGCCAGCCCCGTAGATCATGGGGTGGCCGGTCCGGCTGGAATTTCGATGATGTCGGTATTGATCGCCAGCGTGACGTTACGGCGCACCACGTTGTCGGCCTGGCCGGCTGCCACGGTGTTATTCATTACCTTCACGCCGTAATAGAACGTAGTCGGCAGGATCGCAGGGGTTGCGTCAGGGTCTCCGTCATTCAAGGTGACCTTGACGTTGTAGTTACCCTTGGAGCGGTCTTTATGCGCGACAGCTACAGCCTTCTGACCGGCGTCTCCGCTGTCAAAGCCCACCACCATGGTCATGTTGCCTGCATCGGCAGTGCCTTTGTACTTGCGCACACGGCCATCATCCAGAGAGGTGAAGTTCACCGGGTTGAAGGTGTCGCCGAACTCGCCGAGGTCTTCGATCTCGCCCACCCGGACATAGGTATCGGCCTCGTACTCGGTTACGGTATCAGCGCCGGTCTTACCACCAATGAAGAGGCGGCAGCCAGCGGCTGTGTTGAGGTTGTCTTCGGCCATGGGGGTTCCTCCAAAGGCACATTGGATAAAGCCGCAGCGCGGCCGGTGGTTGAATCAGTGGGTGGTGATGACGCGAACCGTGATCGAGCCCTGGTAGGTAACGCCGTCAGCATCCCGCTGGGCGTCCGACTGGATGACACGTACCGATACAGCGCGGCCAACCTCCAGCGGCAGCGGGCGCTCGTCCAGGGCGGCGATCACCTCGCCGTTGATGCGCTTCACTTCGGCCTGGCCGACAGCATCAGACCAGACGGACAGGTACAGCAGGCGCGTGTCGCGCTTGCGGCCCGAAATCGGGCTGTTGTTGACCGAAACTTCTCGATCTATGGACACATATGGCATTTCCGCATTCAAGGGCGCACCGTCGTAGATCGGGCAACTCACCTCCGCCTGAAGCCTGGCGAAGATGGCCTCTTGTAGGGCCAGGGATGGATCAGTCATTGCCTACCCCCTGGCTTGCCTTGCGGAGCGTTCGACGCACCGCCGTCTCGATATCAGCCATGACGTACTCGCGGTTCACGTCGATGGACGGGCGTAGCCAGGGATGCGCCGGCCTGGCCGGAATGTCCGGGTATTTGCCGAAGAAGTGTTCGCCATCGCTCTTGTTGGTTGCGCGGCGGTTCCGGCTCCCTGCGCGCTTGCCGCCGATGTAGCCCTTGGTTCCGTACTCGATGAAGCGCAGGTAGAAGAACTTTCGATTGTCGCGCTTTCCTCGAATGCCGATCTGCGCATCCAGCCCGCTGGGCGCGACGTAGATCTTCAGCGCGGCGGCCGCTGCTCCCGTGTCCTTGGGCATCAGCTGTTGCTGGGTGGCCAGAACCCGCTCAGCGGCCTGGCGCATCGCCGGGGCCAACTCGTTGTCCATCGTCTTGTGGATGTTGCGCAGCGTCCGCCGGAGGCGGATGTCGCCGCGCATCTTCGAGCGGCGCGCCATGGCCTACTCCTTGGCCTGATCGGCCTTCGCTGGCTTGACGACCTTGTCGGTAACGGCCTCAGCGTAGCCACGAGCAATCAGGCCTTCGCCCTGCTCCTTGGTCACCTCGAACTCTTCGCCCTTCTCGCGCTCACCAGATGCGCCCGTCAGCGGGCCGAGTGCTCGAATTTTCATGTTTCACCTCATGGGTTAGGTACCGATGAGCAGAGAAGCCTCATCAGGGAGTTTTCGTTGTCAGGCAACACGGCCTCAACCTGGTACGTGATCCCCCTACGTGTCAGGCGCGATCCTGCAACGATATCTGGGCGCGGCCTGACGATGATTTCGGTGGTTACAACAGCACTCAGCTTTTCAGCAACCGCAATGACTCGACCGCTTGGGGTGCGAACCTCACCCCACATTTCTGAGCGAGGAGCTGGTAGCCACGTCACTGTAGCGCCCCCGGATTTGTTCCTCTCCTCGTGTCGATGAGCCACCTGCAGCCGATGACGCAGCGGCCCGGCCCTCATATGCCCCACCCGATACGATGCGGTGTCAGGAGTGCCTTTGAACCTTGCGGTAGTTCGGTGGCGATGGTCCCGATCACAACGTCCTCGCGGTTGGCGTAAAGATGGCCGAGGATCAGCAAGCAGGCAGCCTTGATCTGCTTATTGCTGACCATGGGCGAGTCACCGGCATCCCCGGCGGCGACAGCCTCATCCAGCGCCTGCTGGTCGGCGTAAAAGCGGCGGTTCAGATAGTCCATCGCTTGCCCTTCCGCCGCCTCGATCAGGAGCTCCAGGTATTCGTCAGCATCGTCGGGGTCACGGAGATGATGCCGAGCGATGGACATGCTGATGACCGCCATCTGCTACTCCTCCGGCGGCTCAAGAGAAGCGAGGCCTCGCTGCACCAGGGCTTCAGCATGACGCCTGTCCACGGTGTACCCCTTACCCCCACGCCGACGCAGTTCGCCGGCGTCTTGGTAGGTACGAAGCGGGAACACTTCGACCTCAGCCGAGTTCACAGGCGCAGGTTTGAGGGGCGCAGGCACTTTACCAATGGCCACGGAGAGGTCGGATGAGCCCTCCCCGCTCGGCGCACCTGCTGTGCTCTGCTCTGCCAGCTGTTCGCCACTGGCAGTCAGCGGAGGCGCATCGTTGCCGCCAGCGTCGGATGGCAAGGCATCCTGACCTGCGCCAGGCTCTGCGGCCAACGATGCTGCCGCGCCAGCTGCAACGGACTGCCCAGCAGCATCATTGCCACCGGTAGAGGCTGCAGCGGTTACGTCACCGACCGCTTGATTGCCGTCGTCACCCGAGTTGGAAGCTGCGTCAGCAACACCGTCAGCGGGCACAGGAGGCTGAGCCTCGGGCGCCGGTGCTTGCTTTTCAGTGTGGTTCTTGCCGGTCTTCTTTCCTGCGTTCGACATACTCAGCTCCTTCAAAAGTGGCGCCCTTACGAGCGCCATTGCTGCTGTGGTCCAGCCTTATTCGCCAGTCAGCGGACCGGTGACGAACGCCTCACCCCGGTAAATGGCCAGGGCCAGGCGCTGCTCGGCACGGACGGTGACCATGTTGTTTTCGAAGTCCTTGTCGTTCTCGGTGGAAATCAGGATTTCCACGTCCATGCGGTCGAAGATCTGCGCGCCCAGACCGAAGGCGCCGACCAGGAAGTCGTTTTGCGGCATGGCTTGTGTGGAAACCACAGGGCGGCGCCACAGAGTTGGTTGCGTGTCACCTTGCGGCTGGCCAATCAGGTACCGGCCTTGAGCATCCTTCAGCAGTTCGATCAACGCCCAGTCGATTGGGTTGAGGACAATGCCGTCCGATGGGAACTCAGCCAGCTCGGCCTGCAGCAGGGCCAGGCGAATTCGGTCAATCCGCTGCTCCCCGGTGACCACAACACCGCCGGGGGCCGCGTAGAGCTGAGCAGCGGGAACGATGCCGCCAATGTTGGCTCCAGTGCCGTTGCCGAAGAGCAGTTGAGACTCTTCAGCCAACTTGAGGCCGTAGTGACCGCGAGCGTCGATGAAGCTTTTCAACGCTGGGGCATCATCGAGGATCTGACGGCTTGCCTTGAACAGGTGAGCCAAGGTCCGCACCGGGGCGTTTTCTAGTTTGAACTTGATGTCGGAGTATGGCTTGGAACCGCCTTCCGGCACCGGCGCAGCATTGTTGGTGAAGCCGTCTTCTCGAACGTACTCCACCGAATTGCTACCGGTCTGGCCTGGGGCGATCAGATCGCGAATGGTCAGGCGGCGCTCGGGAGCAGCCTGGATGCCGTAGCGACGATCGGGCGCTACCAGGTCACCGGCGGATGTGGGCGCCGAGGTGATTGCTGCCCGGGTCACGGAGATGCGACGAGAGCCTCGGAACGACGAGTCAACGCCTTCCATTTCCTTGGAGGCGGTAACGATCTCGCCAGCCGATTGCGGACGCTCAGGTGCTTGGCGGTCACGATTGGCATTGACCAGCTTCTGCTCGGCCTCGCCCAGGCGCGCTTGCAGCTCGCCCTGCTTGGTCAGCAGCTCATCGACCTTGGCGCGAGTTTCGGCGTTCATCTCACCGGAAGCCTTGATTTGCTTCTCGGTCGCCTCGGCCTGGCTTTTGATCTGATCACCAATGCCCTTGAGGCTGGCATTGAGTTCATTGACTTGGGCTTCAAAGTCCATGGTCACTTTCCTTTCAGAGAATTGAGGATGTTGGTTGCCGCGCTCAGAGAGGCGGAGAGGTCTGGCGCGACAGCGCGGGGCTTGTCGGTCGGGGCAGCGTTATGCGTGCCCCCGCCGGCAGCGCGAGGCATGCCGGACTTGAAACTGGCGAATAGCTCGCGGCGCTCGGAACGGGGCATGCCCGCCTTTGCCAGTGCCACATCCATGGCCTTGAGGGCATTGGCCTGCGCCGACTCTTCGGTTTCGCGCTCGGTGATTTCCGTTGCGGATAGCACGCTGGTGGCTAGCCCAAGCTCCACCGCACGCTTGCCACGGATATAGGTTTCGTCATCCATCAACTCGGCCATGTCTTCTGGCGACTGCCCGCTGGTTTCGGCATAGAGGTCAGCCATTGCAGCATCGAACTCCTCCATGTCATCAGCCACATCACGCAGGTAATGGCGGTTCCCCGCGAGGAAGGTCCAGCAGTTATGGATCATCAGAAACGCGCTGCTGGCTACCTGCCGATCACTGCCCGCCAGGTAGATGATCGAAGCTGCGCTTGCAGCCATGCCGAGCACCTTGGTGGTGACTTTTTGGCCGTGCTCCTTCAGGCGGTTGTAGATAGCGATGCCTTCGAACATGTCACCGCCCGGTGAGTTGATATACACCGTCACATCCTTCTCGCCGATAGAGCGAAGCGCGGCATCAATTCGCTTGAGGGTCACACCCTCGCCGTACCAGTCTTCACCGATTACGCCGTAAACGGTAATGGTGTCCGACGTGTTCTCGACAGCCGCCTGGATCGCGGGATTCCATTTATCGAGCGCGCGCGGGCTCATCTCGCTGCGCAGGCCGCGAGACTGGATCTTGTGTTTCATGGGTTACTCCCGAGAGGTGCTATCCGGCTCTTGCAGCCAGTTCATCAGGGCGGCTCGAACAGCTTGCCCATCGTTTTGCTTGCCCAGCTGGTCCAGCGGTACCAGGTTTGACTGCACGGTGAGCACATCCCCGCCAGGCTTACTTGGCAGGTTTTCCTTGCCCCTGCCTTCGTTCCGAGTCATGAACCCGTTCTGCGCCATCGTGCTGAGGTATGCCGCGCGGCCGGAGCTGTCGGCCCGCAGGAACGCCTCAATGGAGAACTCGGAATAGAAATTGATCCGGTCCACCGCCGTCATGCACCACTTGTTCACGCACTGCTCGATTGGCGCCGTAAAGGACATGATGCAGTAGGTGAGGAATGCGATCTGTTGCTGTTCCAGGCCGGTGCCCCAGTTGCTGCCCTTGTCCGTCTTCATCACCATCCAGGGCGGGACGCCGAACCAGCGACAAATCTCCTCGATGCTGTGCCCTCTCGACTCCAGCAGCTGCGCATCGGCGGGGTTGATGCCGATCATTTCCGGCTTCACGCCTTGCTCGAGGACGGGACTCTTGCCGGCATTCAATGCCCCGGAGATCGTCTTCACGTACTCACGAAACTCAACGCGCTGGGCAGGGTTCAACGTCTTGTCGACCGAAAACGCGACCGTGGGCATCATGCCGTTGCGGAAGGTGCTGTTGGCGGCGTCGTCTGCTGACATCGCCGAACCGAACACATCTGCGCCGTAACGTATGGCGGACAGCCCAACCCGCCCGTCCAGGGTAAAAGCCGGAATGTGCAGCATGTCCTGCCGCACAATCTCCCGGCGCGCGCCCTTTCGGGGCTTGAAGAAGTACCTGAGCCGTCCATCATCGTCGAACTCAAGCTCGACTCGCGACGGCATCAGAAAGTCGAGGGCAATCACGCGCCCGGCTGATCGGTGGATCTCGCAATAAGCATTGCCCCATAGCAGCATCGAGGCGACGACAGCCTGCCAGAAATGGAAGGCAGCCATATCTTCGTTGGGACTGGTGTGCACCACATCGTAGAGCGGGAAGTCTCGCGCGCTCTCGCGACTGCCATCCGGCATGCGCCGGTAGATGCTCAACGGCAAGCCAGCTACCGATGTCGAGATAATCCGAACGCATGCCCACACGGTAGACAGGCGCATGGCCTTATCGACGCTGACCGATTTACCACTACTGGACTGGGCGCCGTTGAAGGCACTCCAGAAACCTCCATCCGACAGCTTGATGGTCTTGCCCAACCATTCACTCATGCTGGCTGAAGGCTTGGCGGCAGCAGCCCCCAGTGCCTGGGATAGGGTTTTAATCACTGACAAGCCCTCTGCGGATGAAGCCGGCGATGCAGAAAAAGCTCAGCGATCCCGCCAGCAAAGCCCAGCCGGTGCCAGCCAGCATCCAGACGCCGCCGCATGCCAAGCAGAAAGCGATTACTGCGCAGGCGATGAAAATATGAAATGCGTTCATGCGATCAGTGGATCCCGAATGCCTGCCATGAAATTGTCCATTCCCCCGCGGCCTTCTGGGTTGAGGCTGAGCAGAGAAACGGCGTTGAAAGTCGCCATCAGCGGGTCGATCTTGGCGGTGCCCGAGGCCTGCTTGTTGATCAAGAAGGCGTTCGCCGACGGCACACCCTTGGCGTTGCCGCATGACCAGGCCATGAGCGGTTGCCCGCAGTGCAGCAACGTGCCCTCGGCAAGTTTCCGCTCTGTCGTCTTGATCGCGCCGGTGAGCTTCCAGCCCTGGGAAATACCAACGATCTTGTCTTCCTCGACGCCGGCATCAGCCAGGGCGTCGAGGACCGAACCGATTCCTGCCGGGTCGAGCCCAACCTTGTCCAGCAGGCCAGTCTCATTGATGCGGGCGACGATGGCCGCGAATTGCTCGACGTCCTGCCCAATCCTCTTCACGATGGTCAGGTCGCCAACTGCCTCAAGATCCCTGATCCGAGGAGCTTCGGATTTGCGGCGCTCAAGCACTGATGGGTGTGCCCAGGCGTGAGCCCAGTGGAACCACCGACGAGTGCCAGCTTCCCGTCCGAGGACGGCAAGACCAAGCAAATCGTCAAGCCCCCCTCCGTCACCACCAACATCGATGACTTCGCAGCGCTCTAGGATCTCGTCCAGGTTGAGCCAAGTGGCCGCTTGGGGCTCCCAGAACTCGGCGCCGACCCAGGCGTCCGACATGAGTGCCAGACCGATTTCTATGTTGAGATGCTTGGCCAGGAAGCCGCGCAGTTCCGCCTCACCATCGATCTCCGCCTGCATGAACAAGCGCTCAAGTGTCGGACGGTCGACCGAGAACCCCATGTTGGGGTTAACCAGGTGGAAGTTCTCCGGCTTGCGAGCTTCGCCGCTGTCGATCATCTCCTTCGAGAATTCGTAGATGATCGGCAGGAAGCGGTTGTCGTTGATGCGGCCATCACGCACGCCGCGGGCGTAATTCAGTTTCGACCGGAACACCCCGGCCGGCGGCTCGTTCGATTGAGTGGTCAGCCAGATGACAAAGCCTTCAGGCCTGGACAACAGGCCACCGGTGGCCTCCCGAATCATGTCGGCCGCTTTCGGGTTCTTGCCGAACAGCCAAGCCTCATCGATCAGTACGCCGACAGCCTTCTTGCCACCAACCACATCGCTGTCAGCAGCAACCACCTTCAGCGTGGCGCCGGTCTCCCGGTGCGTGATCAAGCGAAGGTGTGGCTGCACATGCAGCAGATCCTTCAATTCCTCGTCGTTGTTGACCATGTCCTTGGCCGGAACGAAAGCATTGTCGGCAATCTCTTTAGTCGGCGCCAAAATGATGAACTCGGCCGACATCCGCCAGTTGCGAACCAGGGCAGTCAACATGATCGCGGCCGCAATGGTCGACTTGCTGTTCTTCTTCGGGATACAGAGCATGAACTCCCGAATCAGGCGTTCACCGGTCTCGCTGTTGTAACTACCGAACACAGCCCCTGCGAATGCGAGCACCCACGGGGCGCATGCGCTCTCGATGGTTGGGCTGCCCGGGGCGTCGACAATCCGCAGCCCCTTGAAAACCTCAAGGCTATCTTCTGCCTCTTGGGGGAAGAGCGGGTCGGGAATGATGGATTCGCCGGCAGCCAGGCGCCGCCACCAGTCCGGGCAGGCCGTAGTCCAAAGCATGCATCACCCCTTGACGACTGTGAGGGGCGGCTTGCTCTGGGAGTACTTGCCCTTGCCGGCCTCTTTCGCGGCTTCCGCCTTCTGCTCTTTCTTGCCTGCCTCTGCCTTCTTCCCATGGATATACGGGACGGCCGTCTGCGCGGCGTTGCGCCGGTCGAAGACCTTGGCCCGGGGCTCGTTCATCAAAGCGAGCAGCCACACCAGTGGATCGTCAGTGGATGGCAGGCAGCTCAGGAACTCGCCGTCAGCCTCGTTGATCTCGACCGGGTCTTCACTGGCTTCATCAGCCTTCGGTTTGGCTCTGCGCTTTTTCGGCTCAGGGTTAACACTGAGCTCGGCTCGGCGAGCGAGAATTGCCGATGCGATCTTCGGATCATTGGCCCAGCGTGAACCGGCTGCCGCAGCGGTCGAAGGCTTGCTGCCCGCGGCCTCCGCCGCTTCTTTGTTGGACGCACCCCGGGCCTTAGCGTCAACAAACTGTCGCTGTTTGTCTGTTAACACCATTAACAAAAACCTTTAGGGGGGAGAAAAATATCTACGTGGGGTCGGTGGCGGTCTAGCTAGTTGAGAATCCCTAGCTTTTGACCCCCCTACCCCTTTCGCGGCACGTCACTGGCGTGCCTCTGTGCCTATCGGCTGATTTTCGACGATCCACGGATGACTCAGCCGCCCAGGCCAGCTGCCTCCTCGGCCTGCTTGACCGAGTCGTGGCAAGGCTTGCATAGGCTTTGCCAGTTGATCTGATCCCAGAAAAGGACCATGTCACCGCGGTGTGCAACGATGTGGTCTACTACCTTTGCGGCAGCAGTTCGGCCGTTCCGCTCGCAGAAGACACACAGCGGGTGCTCATTGAGGTAGTGCTCTCGCGCTTTCTGCCATCGATAGTCGTAACCACGCTGAGAGCTGGTCATGCCGCTACGCCAGCTGCCAGGCGTGACCACCTTGACCCGCGAGCTTGCGCTCTCCTTGATGCGCGATCCCAGCGTCTTGAGCCTGGCCATCAGTGCACCTCGACCTCAATGCCACGCTCTATCCATCGAAAGACGCGGCACATATCAGGCTCGCGGCCGGTTATATGGGAAACGATGAGGACGCCGGCAAGGTAGTACTTAAGCCACCAGGCCTGGCGGCAGATTATCGTTGCGGTGATGCGAGTCATGGCCATGGCTCCGATTGGGTTCGGCTCAGCGCCTCATCAGCCTTGTCGGCGGCCTGAGTTGCGGTGGTTGCAGCCTTCGATGCCTTGGTAGCGGCACTCTCGGTCTTGCTGGTCAGGTCGTCCAGGCGCTTGTCACGCTCGGCCATGGCAACGTCGTAGGCAGCACGAATCTCGGCAACCTGGCTGGCCTGAGTGCTGACCATGGCCCAATAGGCGGATTGCCAACCTAGTACTGCACCGCCGGCAACCAGCAGAGCGGCGATGATCCAGACCTCTGCACGCCGCCACCAACGGCGAGCAATGAACTCCAGTGCGCATCTGTCTATCACGATGTACCTCCAAGCTTGAGGCGCAGGCGGGCGATCTCATCGCTCTGCAATGTGACCCGCTCTGTCAGGCTCGCCACCTGACTGGTCAAAGCCTCGATCTTTCCCTCCATTCGGCCAACAGTAGCCGCGAGGTCGTTTCGCTCCTTGGCGAATTGGTCGGCGCGGGCCTCAGCTTCTTTCCGGGCCTCGCGCTCAATGTCGAGCAGTTCGTTTAAGCGCCGGACTACACCGATGTCGGCCGTGTCCATCGCCCTGTCGGTGGCATCCCTGGATAGCCACTTGCGCAGCCAGAGAAAGCCACCCAGCAACACAGTGCCCGTTCCGCCCAGCCAGGTGGCTGTGCCTGGGCCGAGGTCGGTCGGATCCATGAATGCTCCAAATAAACTAGAAAAGTCCCGGCCGGGCGGGATCAGAGAGGGCTGTAGCTAGCGAGATTGACCAACTTGAACACTGATGGCAATTTGGAGAGTTTCCTAAGGCATTTCAGCCTTAGGCGCTGATCTCAAAGGCCTATCTGATGAGTACGCAGTTAGAAACGATCCTCTCCGCTAGCAAAAAGCTCGAGTCCATGCTGACTTCGCTGGGTGCACATGGCCGCGGCCTGCACGAGAAGTGCTCTTCCTTAGAACATCTGTTGCCTTCCGACGTGATCTACTCGATCCGAATGGTTGCCAGCACGCGTAACAAAGCTGTTCACGAAGACGGGTTTGAGCTGTCTGATATTGGGTCTTTTCAGTATCAGGCGGGCTCAGCGATTGCGTATCTGGAAAAGGTAATGACGCTTGACGAGGAGCCCAAGAGAACTGGCATTACCGTGACCCCGTTAAAAAAGATCGTCCACGAAGTTCCAATTGAGGAGATGGAATGGTTCCTTGCGCAACCACCGCTATTCCCTAGTCCGAAAAAGGAGCCGGAGTAAGACAACAAAAAACCCGGCGAGGGCGCCGGGTTTCTTTAAGTTTTCGCCAAAGGCGAAATTATCACGATGGCGAAATAGTGCCAGAACGCTCCTCAAAACGTCAAGCGGCTTTCTCGCTCTGGTTTTCGCCACGATCACGGAGGCGCTGAACCACCGCGGCAACTGGCTTGAGTGCCTGTTTATCGAGCTTGTCGACGTGACTGCAAAGCGCATCCCAGATCACCTGCCAATCCCGGGCCCAGTTCTGCGGGTTCATCTTCTCGCCTGTACGATCTTCAACGAGCATGCACACGGCGCCTGGACCCATTCCCTCGCCTCCGTTCACGAGCATCTTGTGGGACTGCAGAGCAGCCATCGCCATCCAGTAAGCCCGCTGCTTCTTGCGATCAGTAAGCGATTCAAGCCCGCTGCCCAGCCAAACCAAACCATGGGCGATGCTGAGGTCGTTTCCAGTTGCAACCGGCGAGTACATGAAGTTGCCCAGGTGGCGCAGCGACTTCGGCAGCGAATCGATGGCCACCAGCACCAGGCCAGCGGCAAGCATGTGAGCGCAGCGAGCATCAGTAAGGCGGCGCCCTGAGCGAGTTTCGTGCACGCCCTCGGTGCGAATTTCGTAGACTTTGGCAACCTCTTTGCCGTCATGGTTTTCCAGCATCACCATTACCTTGATCTCACCTGGCCCGCCCTTCCTGCCGAGAGTGGCGGCCTCTGCCGCAACGGCCAGGGCCGATGGGCGATCTTCGTGTAGTGCGTCGTGCCATGCTTGGCGAGCGCTGATTACTTTCATGGTCCTTCCCCCTCAATCCCCGGTGTAGTTGGTGCCGCCAGCGCCGCGCTGGTTGCTTCCCTGATATGTCGCCTCAGGCCCGGATGCCTGAGGGTTCTTCAACTGCTCGATCTGCTGTAGCGTGGCCCGGAGCCTCATGCTGAGCTGGGTCACCAGTTCATCCAGGGCCAGGGCCTCGCCGGTTGCGGCCGCCACAAAGCCCGAGGCATGGCAGTGGTCGCATGGCAGTTCGTGAAACAGGCCCTGAGTGACCGCTCTCCCACGGCACAAAGGGCACTTGTCCAGCTCGATCACGGCCTTCTTGAAAGCCGGGCCATGGCTCTTTCTCATTGGCGGACACGCCCCTTTTTGGCTTTGAGCCAAGGCTTGGCCGCACGGCTGCGCGGCACTACAGCACTGCCAGTCACAATCGGCTTTTCGAGGTGCTCCAGGCCAAACAAACCCACAGGCCGTGGCCCATCGGTCACTTGCTCGCCCAGATCTACCCCGAACCACTCATCAATGATCACCTGCCCAATGTCGCGACCTTCCAGGCCGTAGAGGAAAGCGACGGCGCCGTGCTCCGAATTTCTCATTTCGAATCCTCGCTAATCACTAATTCGCTAAGGTCGCCCGAGCCCTCGCCACCATTGGCCTGTAGCGAATTCTGCGGGATTTCAAATAAGGCCTCTTTAAGGCCGTGGATGGCGGTGAAGCCAATCCGATCAAGCCACGCATGCCACATCTCCAGAGCCAACTTGCGCTGCACCATGGCCTGCGTGTGGATGTAGGTACTGGCGATCTTGCCCAGCGTGTGGTTCAGCAGCATCTCGCCGATGTGGCCGTCGATGCCGAGGTCTGTCCAGGTGGTGCGCGACACCTTGCGCAGGTCGTGGCTAGTCCACTCGCCCTGCCCCAGGCGGGTGAACACCATGCTGGCCTGTGTCTCGCTCAGGCAGTGGCCACGGCGATTCGGGAACAGGTAAACGCCCTCATACCCCCGGGCCTGCTGGATCGACCGGTACCGGATCAGCAGTGCTCTCATCTGCGACGTCAGGGGCAGTCGGTGCTCGGTACGTGTTTTGGTGTGAGCCGCAGGAATGAACCACTCGGCGGCAGCCAGGGTTACGTCACTCCAGCGGGCCATGCGGGTTTCGCCGATTCGGGTACCGTGGGCCAGCATCATCAGGGCCAGCATGGCGTCGTGCGGGCTCGCCTCAAATGCCTGGGACAGTTGCTGCATCAGCTCGGGCAGGTGCACACCACGCAGGCGCGCTGCCTTGGGGGTGATTCGTGCCTTGGTGAAGTCATTGAAGCGCACCCCGGCCAAGGGATTGCTGTCGATCATCTCCAGCTTCAGGGCTTGGCGGAAGGCGGTCAGCAGCATGCCGAACATCTGCCGCAGATAGGACAGCGAGAGCTTGGCCTGGGCTGGCCAAATCAGGTGCTTGTCGATCAGCTCAGCGGTGACGTACTTGACTGGGAGATCGCCCAAGCATGGGCGCAGGTGCTGCCCGATGGCGGAGCGGGCGGCGGCTTTTCGCTTTGCTGACAGCGAGCGGTCGAGCGCCATCCGGCCGGCGTACCAGTCGAGCAACTGGCCTACGGTGCCCATGCCCGAAACCACCGGTGCAGTGGCCGGGTTGCGCATCAGGCGCTGACGCAGCGCGGGCAGCTCGGAAATCACAGTGGCCACGGACAGGTCAGGCCAGCGGGCGATCGGCAACCACTTCTTGCCGCGCACCAAGTGCCAGGTGCCGCGCTCCCGGTTACTCCAGAAACGCAGGTACAGCCCAGGGTGACGTGGGTCGCGTAGGTCGCGCACCGACTTGTCCGCGGCCTGCCGGCGCACCTCGGCTTCGCTCAGTTTCACTTCCCGGGTCGCGCTCATGCGGCCACCGTGACGGGAAGGGCCAGGTAGGCTCTCAGGCACTCCATGGCGTCGAAATGTCCCCGGCATACAACAGCCAGGTAACCTTGATCGTTCAGCCGGCCAATGCAAGCTTGCTGCTCGAGGTATACCGGCGCCGGCTTCACAGTGGCCTTGAATTCGATGAACAGGCCGAAATACCCGCCTCTCGCCATGGTCAGTTGGAGGTCTGGAATGCCAGCCTTGCTGCCCTGAGCTTTGAGGCGGATCGCCTCGGACTTGTTGCGCAGGCCGCCGTTAGGGGTGTGATGCAAGTTTGCGAACACCTCGGGATATCGAAGCTCGATTTCTTTCATCAGGGCGGCCTGCTCTAACCCTTCGCGATCGATGCGCTTGGCTCTTGGTTTTCCGGGCTTGTCCGGACGGAGGGCAGGAGCGCTCATGCGGTAACCACCGCCTCAGCCAGCAAGAGCGCCTGAGTACGCATCACGCCCTCGGCGTGGTATTGACGAGCAGTGTCCCGATCCACACTCTTGCTGCGCCCATCGCAGACATCGTGGCAAGCGCTACAAGCCCAGGCGCCTTGCAGGTCGTGCGGCTTCTTGCCGACGCCGCAGGTGCCCGCCAGGCGGTAGTGTGCAAGGACGGTGGTCTCGGGGTTGCCGTTGCATACGCCAGGGATACGCACCTGGCATTCGCGGCCGCGTGCGGCCTTGGTCAGTTTTGATTGCTGCATGGGCTGTCTTCTCCATGAAGATC